ACTTCACGTGCACGAGCGCGCGGAGGGGCAGGACAAGGACATTGTGATGGTGGGTGGGCTGGTACTCTGTCGTATGCCTACGGAGATGGTGGCGCAGCGCAATCAGTATTACCGCTCGATTGGCCGCAACCAACTTCAGGCAGAAGCTGCTCGCCTTGCGCAGATCAATGACCCGCGCATGCCGATGCTGAAACCCACCTTGCGCTCTCAGGCGGAAGTCAAGTTTGGCAACGGCCGCAGTCAGGAAGCTGAGTTTGGCGAGATGGATGAGTGATTTTTGAAAGGACACTGACATGTCTGCTACCGCTGCTCCTTACGGGCTTATCCCGATTGAGAAGCAGGGCGGCTCCGTGAATCAGGGCGGCTCTGCCCGTGAGTTCCGCATGACCGTGAACGTGGCTACTGCTATGGCAGTGGGCGCGCCCGTGGTCCTCGGCACGAACGGCGAAGTGACTGTTCCTGCCACGTCGCCGACTCCCGCGACGACTACGCCCGTCATCGGCGTGATTGTGGGCTTCTCGTTTGTCGACCCCGTGCTGAAGTATGAGCTGCAGGATTCCTACCTGCCGGCTAATGCCATCAACTCGGGCTACACGAACGTGCGGGTGTACGTCAACGACGACCCCGATCAGCTCTACAAGATTCAGGCAACTGGCCCGGTCAACCGGAACCAGATCGGCTTGAACACCACCATCACTAACCCCCAGTCCATCAGTACCGCGGCTAAGCGTTCTTCGTGCGCGCTGACCCACGGCAGTTTGGCTGCAGCCGCTTCGACTCTGCGCCTCGTGGACTTTTTCGAGACTCCCTCGTCTCGTGCGGGTGACGCCTTCACCGACTGCGTTGTGCGGTGGTGCCCTGGCGTTCACGCCTACGAGAAGGGCGCGGGTCCGAGCTAAGCCGCCTGACGAAAGGAGTTGAGAAATGGCTATCTCTCGTGCTCAGCAGCTCAAGGAGCTTATTCCTGGACTGCACAAGCTGTTCGGCCTTACCTACGCTCGGTACCCCGAGCAGTGGCGTATGTGCTTCGACATCAACAAGTCCGATCGCTCGTTCGAGGAGGAAACGAAGCTCTCCGGCTTCGGTGAGGCCCCGAACAAGGCTGAGGGCGCTGCGATTCAGTACGACACCGCGCAAGAGGTGTGGACTGCTCGCTACACCCACCAGACCGTTGCGATGGGGTTTGCGGTGACCGAGGAGGCGATGGAGGACAACCTCTATGAGTCTCTGTCGGCTCGCTACACCAAAGCGATGGCGCGGTCGATGAACTACACCAAGAACCTGAAGGGCGCTGCCATCTTCAATAACGGGTTCGACCCTGCCTTCCCGGGCGGTGACGGTGTATCGTTGTTCTCGACTGCACACCCGCTGCTGGGCGGCGGCTTTAACGCCAACCGTCCGACCGTGGGGGTGGACCTGAACGAAACGTCGCTGGAAGCGGCGATCATTCAGATCAGTAAGTGGGTTGATGAGCGTAACCTGCTCATCGCCGCTCGTCCGCAAAAGCTGCTCGTCCCCTCCGACCTGCAGTTTGTGGCCGATCGCTTGCTGAACACCAAGCTGCGCACCGGCACGTCGGACAACGACATCAACGCCATCGAGCATATGGGTGCTATTCCCGGCGGCTACGCCGTGAATAACTTCTTCACGGACCCGAATGCGTGGTTCTTGAAGACCGATGTGGACGACGGCTTGAAGTACTTCCAGCGTGTGCCCATGACGACCAAGGCTGATGGCGACTTCGACACCGGCAACATGCGGTACAAGGCTCGCGAACGTTATTCGTTCGGCTGGTCCGATCCGCTCGGTGTTTGGGGTTCTCCTGGCGCCTAAGCCAACCAACAAGACGGGGACTTCGGTCCCCGTTTTTCTTTGGTACACTTGCGCTTAGTACGCACTTACTTACGTAGGAGAACGCGATGACCACGTTCGTCGCCAATGTCCCGGTACGATCCAAGCGCTTCGCCGTGCCGGTGGGCGCGCCGCTCATTCTCGATATGCGGGCTTACCCTTACCCGCTGACTGTGACCGCCATTCCTGGCGCGGGCGGGACCATTAACATCGAGGTTTCCACTTACCCCAATAACCCAGCCGACACGAGCGCGACTTGGGAGCCGTGGCCGTCTGGGTCGGTCACCGCGCGCACGTCTGACGTGCTGACGGCGCCGGTGGCTTGGTTGCGGGCGACGGTCACCACCGCCGCCGGTGCGGTCGAGTTTGCGGGGTAATCATGTTTGGTTCGCTATTCGGTTCGCTGTTTGGTTCGCTATGGCGAAAGCTGTGGCTGTCGCAGTACAGCACGACTGACCGAACCGTGCTGGTCAACTCCAACGGCGATGTGCTTACTCTGGGCGATAACACCGTTTTGACCCGCTGAGGTGACTTATGCCTATCAACGGACCGTTCCCGCTGCCCAGCAAGATTGCTGACAAGTTCGATGTCGGCTTGGGCAACGTCGACAACACCTCGGACGCCAACAAGCCCGTCAGCGGCCCGCAGCAAGCGGCCTTGAACGGCAAAGCGGACCTCGTTCACGACCATACGGCGGCTGACGTTTCAGACTTCGCCACGGCGGTGCAGAACGCAGTCGCGGCGTTTCTTGTCGCTGGCGCAAACGTCACGCTTACGTTGGGTGATGGCTCGCTGACGATCGCTGCTAGCGGCGGAGGTGGCGGAGGCGGGCTAGCCGATGGCGACTACGGTGACGTAACCGTGAGTGGTGACGGCACGATCATCACGATCGACGACAGCGCGGTTACTTTGGCCAAGATGGCGAACTTGGCGAGCGGGACGCTTATCGGGCGTACTGCTCCCGGCACCGGCGTGCCGGAGGCGTTGACGCTCGCAGCAGTCAAGGCGGCGCTGGCGCTCAACAACGTCGACAACACCTCGGATGCCAATAAGCCGGTCAGTGGTCCGCAGCAGACTGCGCTGAACGGCAAGCAGAACTTGACGCCTGACACTATCGTTGTGTCTGGCGGTACGCGGACGATCACCGCTGCCGATGAGGGGCGGGTCATCATCGTCACCAATGCTACGTCGAACACGCTGACAGTCGACGCGGCGTTCAACGGGCGGTCTTGCGTGGTCTTGTGGCCTGCGAGTGCGGCGGCGCCGACGATTGCGCCTGGTACCGGCGTCACGCTCAACGGCGGCACTGCGACGATTCAGTGCGCTCCTGGGCCCGGCATCGTATTCATCAGCCAGCGGCAGGGCGCGGCCAACACGTTTGACGTGGTGGGGTCGCTGTACCGCAACGCTATTACGCTGAACGCTGCGTTGTCTTCAAACAACACGTATGAGGGCACTGTGATTACTGGGCTCAACGCGGGCGTCGCGTTGGCCCAGTGGGACGCGGTGTACCTCGCGTCAAACGGCACATGGCAGCTGGCTGATGCCGACGGCACGGGCACGCACCCGTGCCGCGGGCTGGTGGTGGCCGCAGCGGCGGCTAACGCGGCTGCGACAGTGCTGACTGACGGCGTGGTGAGAAATAACGCGTGGTCCTGGACGCCGGGCGGTGACGTGTATATCTCAACGACCGCGGGCGGGCTGACGCAGACCCCACCTGCCGCTGCTGGCGACAGGGTGCAGAAGATAGGCTACGCCCTCACCTCTGCGATCCTGCGCGTGAACATCGGCTCCGGTGAGATCTTGGAGAGGGCCGCGTAATGACGTGGAACCGCCGTAACGGCTTGCTCGTCGAAAACATTGCTGCGGTCAACGGCGTTCCGATCGCTGGCGTTGCGGCAATCAACGGCATCGCCAAAGCCGGCGGTGGCGGGGGTGGCGGCGTGCCTGTGATGGTGCAGAGCTCTAAGAGCTCTGGCTACAGCGGGACTGGTGCGACGATTACGTTCCCGCTCGGCGTCGGCAATGCTAGCCGCGTGATCATCGCGCTGCTGGTCAACCCCGACATGGCGATTACGCCTCCTAGCGGCTTTGCGTTGGACGCAACGCTCTCGCATCCCGACTATTACCAGCAACTTAGGTATTACTCCCGCGCTGGCTTTACGGGCTCGCCGTCGTCGTTCACGTTCACTTGGGGGACGGATACGCTTTGGAGCGCAGTTGCGGTGGAGGCGTCTAACGTAGGCGCGTTCTCGGGCTCCCACGGGTTGTCGGGTAGCTGGGGCAACGCCGGCGCAGGGCATAGCATAAACGTGACTGCTCCGGCCGCCAACGCCTTCGCCGTCGTCTTTATGGCGCTGTCGGATTCCGTGCTTATCACGGGCACTCTGCCCGCCATTGCCGTGGCAGGCGCAGCAGATTACAGCGGCGGCGTGTCGTCGGTTTGCCCGACGGCTGGTAGCAATACGGTAGCGTGGACGTATAGCAGCAACTCGCAAGCGTTCTTCGGCGCCGCTGTCTATTCGCCGCAGTGATGGTTTTGCGTTTTGTTTGGAGCCCCCATGAGTTTGGATAACTTCAACCATCCGGAAGTGGCGAAGGTGCTGCCGGGCGCGCTTGGTTCGCTGACGGCGTTGCTGTTCCTTAAGGGGCCGTGGCAGCTCAAGCTCGGAATGTTCCTGGCAGGCGCAGTTTTTGCGCGTTACGGGACAGCAACGCTCGTTACGTATGCGAACGCGCTTGACCCTGGGTTCGCTGGGTATATTCTTGGGCTTGTAGGCATGGCGATCGTCGCCAAGGTCTTCGAGGTTTGGGAGAAGCTGGAATTCGCCAGTTTATTCCACGAAGCGCTGCGCAAGCTGCTAGGCTTAGGCCCGCGGAAAGATGGAGAGTGACTATGTGGGTTGTATTTGGCCTGATGTTCTGCTTCATCGCTTGCCTGATGCTGGTTGGGCTGTTCTCGCCGCGATTCCAAGACAACGTGTTGCAGTGTTTTGGTATGGCGGTGCTGACGGTTTGGAGTATGGACCAAGCATCTCAGGTATTTGTCACCCGCCACGTTAGCGTGATGCAGGGCTTTGTAGCCGTCGGGCTGCTCCTGTACGGTTCAGGCGTCGCAACCAAGGTTTACCACTACCGCAACGGAACTCCACATGAAAGACCGCCTTCTATACACCGCCACATCGGCGGTTGAGCCAGCGCTTGCGTTACTTCCGAGCGCTATGCGTTCGGATGAGGCGCGCGTGATGCTCTACGCTATCGGCTTGCAGGAAAGCCGGCTGGTGCACCGCTATCAAATTCTTGAGGGCCGTCCAGGCGTAAAGGGCCCTGCGCGTGGGCTTTGGCAGTTCGAGCGTGGGTCGTCTGTCTTCGGTGGCGGCGTATGGGGGGTGTTCAAGCACAAGGCCAGCCGGTTCTGGCTACACGAGCTGTGCAAGGCACGTAGCGTCGCGTTCGACCCTCCCGTTATCTGGGAGCGGCTTGAAACGGACGATGTGCTGGCCGCAGGGCTGGCGCGCTTGCTTCTGTTCACTGACCCCAAACCGCTGCCGAGATTGGGCGATGTCGACGAAGCGTGGGACTTGTATGCCAAGCGTGCTTGGCGCCCCGGCAAGCCGCATCCGCACACGTGGCCGAAGTTCTATGAGGAGTCGCTCGCGTTTGTTCGGAACAAAGCATGGGAATCCTCGTAGCTGTAGGGCGCTTTCTGGCGCCGTATTTAGGGTACATGCTAGCCGCGGCGGCGCTTTTCGCTTTCGGATATTTCGCCGGCAACGCCAACTGCCGTCGCCAAGCGCTTGAGCATCAGCTGGAAGTGCAGGCCGAAACGATGAAACGCGAGCGCGCGCTTAATTCTGCGCTCAAAGCCATCCAGGAGAGCAAAGATGCGGATCTTCTTGCCATGCGCGCTGCTTACGAGCATGTTGCTCGCGAGTTGCAGTCACGCCCCATGCGTTTGCCCCCGCCCCAGCGAGCCGCCTGCCAGGGTACCAGTGGAAGCGAACTTTCTCGACCGGACGCAGAATTTCTTGCGCGGGAAGCTGCCCGAGCAGACTACTACGCCCGAGAGCTCATCGCCTGTCAAGACCGAGAGTGGGAAACGTACCGCAAACTGACCCAGTAGGTGTACACTCACTTAGCCGGGAAACATCCGGCTACAAGACGCCCCGGCCGACGATGTACCGACTTGTAGCCGTACCCTGTACATAGGAGCTACCATGGGTTTCAGCACTTTTACCGGCCCGCTGCGTGCGGGCACCGTGGCCAGCGGCGCGGAGCGTAACGCCGGCCTAGTCGAGCTTGCTCAGTCGTACACGCTGACGGCGCCGCAGATTCTCACCTCCCCTGCGGCAGTGCAGATCGCGCGGCTGCCTGCGGGATCGAAGATCACGCGGTTTCACGTCGAGGTGGTTACTGCGCTGACTGGCGCGACGAACTGCGGCTTGCAGCTGGGGCGCTTGGGTGGGGCGGCAAACCACTTCATGACTTCGGTCAACACCGGTACCGCGGTGGCTAAAGTGGCGCAGGCGACTTTGGATTCTGCTCAGCAAGTTGCCAACACCAACAACGTGGGCACATCCGATGTCGTCGTGACCGCGACCCCTACGGCGGCGACGGCCAACGCCACTGCCGGGGCGATTGTGGTGACGGTGTTCTACATCCAACGCGCTGCTGACGGCTCGCAACACCCGGCGTCAGCCTGATAGGGGGCTGATATGGCGTCTGACGGCCTGCAGTTTCACGCTGCGACTGGCGGGTCGCCTATGGCGACGGGCGTACCTACGCGCTCGTCGCCGTTCATGCCGTTTGGCGGAATTGGGGGCTTCGGCGCTTCGGCGTGGGGCCAGCCGACTTGGGGCCAGCCGACTTGGGGCCAGCCTGCGTTTGGTGGCTTTGGCGGATTCGGCGCGCCGACGTGGGGGCGGGTCCCGGCGTTCTTCCCGTACCCGCCGATGCCCATATCGTCGGTTGAGCGTAACTACGGCTTTGTGCGCGCCCCTACAAGTTTTGACCCGGTAGCGTTGTTTGAAGCTGAGCAGCGGAATCAGGCGCAGCAATTGGCGCAGCAAACTGCATCCAATTCGCCTAGCGCAACGGAGTTCAGCCCATGATTTTCGATATCCACGAGATTTTCGAAGAAGCCGCCGAAATGGCGGGGACTGAGCTGCGCACGGGCTACGACTTCAAATCCGCTCGGCGCTCTCTTGCTCTGTTGCTGCGCGAGTGGGCTAACCGCGGCTATAACCTCTACAGCATCGTAGAGGACACGATTCCGTTGGTACAGGGGCAGACTGACTACGCGCTTCCTGTAGACACGATCGACGTGACTGACTGCGCTATCCGGGAAAACCCCAATACCCCGCAGCAGTTCGACATCTCGTTAGCGCGGGTTACGTTGACCGAGTACTTCGACACGCCCAACAAGCTGACGCAAGCTCGGCCGTCGCAGTTCATTGTGCGGCGCACCACTACGCCGACGCTGGTTGTATGGGCGGCGCCTGACCGCGCGTACACGCTCTATTACTCGCGCTTGGCCATGGTAGACGAGCCGAGCGTGGGCGGAGAATTGCCCGCGCTGCCGGATCGTTGGATTCCCGCCATGACTGCCGGGCTGGCGCTTCGCTTGGCGATGAAGCGCCCGGCGCTAGCCGATCGCGTAGCAGGGCTAGAGGGCGCGTATAAGGAGATGCTCATGCTCGCGCAAGATGAGGACCGCGACCGAGCCCCGTTGCGGTTTACGCCGTACCGGAGTGCGCGATGAGCCGTGCATACGCGTCCGGCAAACACGCGCTAGCTGAATGCGACGTGTGCGGGTTCACGTACCCGTATACGGCGTTGCGCCGTGTCACGTCTAATGGCGCGTTGACGGGCGTGCGTGCATGCCCTACGTGTTGGGACCCTGACCACCCGCAGAATAAGCTGAAGTGCGTTGACGCGAGCGACCCGCAGGCGCTGCGGCATCCGCGGCCTCCGGGTAACTTGGAGCAGCAACGGCAAATCGTTACGACGCCTGAGTTTGACGCGGTGATGTCTGGCGTATACCCGCAGCCTCCGCAGGATTGACGTATGAACTACGCCGAACTTACCGAGCTGATTCAGGACACGACGGAGAATCGTGACCTGACCTTTGTGGCGAACATCCCGAATTTTGTTCGGGATGCGGAGCGGCGTATTTATACCGAAGTGCAGCTTCCGCAGTTCCGCAAGACCGCGCCGTTGGCGTTGGTGACTGGCGTGTATGTGCAGCCGATGCCTAGCGATTTCCTCCGGCCGGCGTCGGTGCTTGTGACTGTTTCTGGCGAGCCGCGTTACTTGGACTTGAAGGAATACGAGTACGCCCGCCTAGCGTTTTCTGGCCAAGGCGCGCCGCGCGTGTATGCGTTCCGCGATGACACGCAAGAATTGATTGTCGCGCCTGCGCCAGCCGCGGCGTACCCGGCGGAGATCACGTACTACTTCTACCCGGAGAGTATTGTGACGGCCGGCACGACGTGGCTGAGCGAGAACTTCTCGAATGTCTTGCTTTATGGCTCGCTCATTCAGGCGTACATCTTCATGAAGGGCGAAGCCGATGTCATGCAGGCGTACGTCGAGAGTTATCGGGCTGCGCTCGGCTTGATGCAGAAGCATGTCGCGCTACAGCAAAACGACAATTACCGGCAAGGGGCGCGGTAGAATAGTGAGCGCTCACATGGAGTAACGCATGCCATCTACTTACTCTCCGTCGTTGCGCCTTGAGCTGATTGCCGATAACGAGCAGGCTGGCGTTTGGGGGCAGACGACCAATCGCAACTTCGTTCAGGTCTTTGAGGAGGCCATTGTCGGCGTCACCGAGGTGGATGTCACCGCGGGCAACGTCACGCTGACGGCCAGCAACGGTCAGTCTGATCAGTCGCGGCGCGCGTTCATTGTTATTACGGGCACGCCCGTAGCTGCTCGGACGGTCACCGCGGCGGATGTCAACAAGCTGTACTTCGTGCAGAACCAAACCGGGCAGACGGTTACGTTCCGGGGCGGTGCTCAGACCGGCGTGTCTATCCCTGCGGGCACGTTCTCTTACGTGCGCTTGCGTGCGGGGTTGCCTGCGCAGCAGGTGCAACTATTGTCGCCGGGCGGGGCGGCGAGCTTCGCGTCTTTGTCTGTCTCAGGCGCAACGACGCTCAACAATGGGTTGACGGTCTCGGGCGCAACGACGCTCAACAACGGGTTGACGGTCTCGGGCGCAACGAGTCTGGCCTCGTTGTCTGTCTCCGGCGGGGCGAACTTGGCTTCGCTGTCTGTTTCGGGCGCTACGACGTTGACGGGCACGCTGACGGCGAACGCTGGGGCGACGTTAGGCCCGTCGGTCATTTCGGTGAATACCTCCAGCACCGCGTTTCGTGTTACTCAAACCGGCAGCGGAGAAGTGGTGCGCTTCGAGGACAGCGCAAACCCGGATTCCAGCCCATTCGTGATCGACGCAGACGGCGCCGTTTTGATTGGCGATCAAGCTGCGGGTGGGCTTCGTTTTGTTGCGGGATCGACCGCGTTACTGCGGCATCAGCCAGCTACCGGCGGCTCGTTGGATATCGAGACCGTGCCTCAGGATGGTACGTCAACTGCGTCTATTCGGTTGTTTCGCAATACCAACACGACGGCTGGCGCGGTGTTAACCATTCTGCGCGGGGATAACACGACTATCTCTGACCACCGATTTTCGACTGGCAGTGGTACCGCTTCACGGGCTGAGTTGGCGCGGAATGGAGGGATAGCGTCAGTTGGAAGGCTGCCAAGTACAAGTATAACGCTATGCGTAAACGCTAGTACCGGCGCATCGGAGCATACGCGTTCTGTCCAAGTGTTTGGAGAACTCCCGCCAGCTATCACTGGCTCGCACATATCATTTCAATCGGCGGTGTCCACCGCAGCAGCTACGTTTACGGCGCAGCATTTAACTCACTTTGAGGCTTTGCAACTTCCTGTTGGTGCGGGGTCGTCAATCTCTTCACAAATAGGTTTTTACGTGCACGAGTCGTTAACGGGCGCAACGACGAATATAGGCTTTTCCAGCAATATCCCTGCCGGTGCGGGTAGGTGGAACTTTTACGCTTCCAGCGGCGCGTCCAACTTTTTCGCTGGTCCTGTTTATTTGGGCCACGCAGCGAACCTCGATTATGCGGGCGTTACGCCGCGGCTTCAGGTGTCTGGCACGACGATTGGCAATGCAAGCGCAAGTTTCGCCGCATACGCAAACGACAGTTTTACATCACCGATTCTATTTCTTGGAAAATCTCGCAGTACGGCTATCGGTGGAAACGCGCTGGTAGCTGATAACGACCTGCTTGGCACGGTGCGATGGACTGGTGCCGATGGCGATGAATTTCACCCCGGCGCAGAAATCGGCGCACGCGTTGACGGCACGCCGGGCAATAACAACATGCCCGGGCGACTTGAGTTCCGTACCACTCCATCAGGCAATATTACGCCGCAATTGCGCTGGCTTATTGATTCGGTTGGCCGGCTGCGCCCTGGGTCTAACGGCGGAACTATCGTTAATAAAGTCCAAACAGTGACATCCGGCCCGTCGATTACCATCGACGCGAGGTTGGGTAACGTTGTCCATATCAGCCCCCTGACTAGTAATGTGACGAACTTCAGCATTACCAATCCGCAAGATGGCATGATGCTTTCGATTCGGTTCGAGCAGTATTTCGGTGGCGGCTGTACGGTCGCTATGCCATCCGGCTGGAAAATAGTCGGCAGCTTAGGACTTACCGCGCAGCAAGTCTCTTATCTTAATATCACCTACGTCGCGTCCGCCGGCGTTTGGGAAGGCTCTTGGTTGGCGTTGCCGCTATGAGTGCGCAGATTCTTTTTAGTTCGCGGCCGAATATACGGTACGTCAATATAAATAGCCGTACTGTGTCGGCTACGGTTAATTCTCTATCTACCGTAACGCTCAGACTATATGTTATACAGTGTAGGGGCATAAACCCGCACCCAGTTCCTTTTGGTTCATTGCACGCGGTTATAAACGCGAGTTTTCCTGCGTATCAAAGTTTTTCGGATGAGTGGGCTATGCTGCAACACACCGGGATAGTGCCGCCGTTCGAAGTCCGGTTTCAGCACGTAAGCGGATCGGCGCCAAACTCCGGCGATTCGCTTAATACGTGGATGCAGGTTGACACCGCGTCCCGCATCATTGGCGTCAGTCGCAACAGCAACGGCACTACTACGTCCGGTATTCTTGTGCAATTTCGCCGCGGGGATACACTAGAAATGTTAGGCCAAGCCACTATTACGCTTAGTCTCACGCGGACGTCTTCTGGTGGCGGTGGTGGCGGTGGCGGTAGCGAGTTCAGCCCATAAAAGAGCCTGAATATGCCACTCCAACAACTCCGCTTCCGCCCAGGCATTGACCGCGACCAGACTAATCTGGCCGTGGAAGGCGCTTGGTGGGATTGCAACAACGTGCGTTTTTGGAAAGGGCTTCCTCAGAAGCTCGGTGGCTGGGTGCGCGCGGTATCGACGCCGTTGGCTGGAATTGCGCGGGCGATCATTACGTGGAATGCGTTTAGCCCCAATAACGAGTTGATCGGTGTAGGCACTAACGAGCGTTACTACATCGCAACTGGTGGTGGCGTGTATGACATCACGCCCATCGCGGTGACGCCTACGGTCGGTGCCGACCCTATTGCAACGACGACGGGCAGCAATACGCTGACGTTTACTGTGGCGTCGCACGGACTCGCGAGCGGGCAGCACACGATCATCAGCGGCGCTACAGGCGTCGGCGGCGTGCCGGCCAGCGAAATCAACGGCATACACGCTGTGCGGGTCGTGGACACCAACACGTTTCGCATCAGGGTGACCACGCCGGCTACCAGCACCGCTACCGGCGGTGGGGCGGCAGTTGTTGTGCAGGGCTTGGTGTACGCCGGGCCGGCGCTTGCGTTGTATTCTGGTGGGTGGGGCACGGGGCCGTGGGGGTCTGGTGGATGGGGCGCAGAGCCCACGTCACAGGTGCTAGTCGCGCAGCCTGGCATATGGCCTCATGACACGTTTGGCAACGACCTGTTCCTGAACCCGCGTGGCGGGGCTATCTATTACTGGGCGTATTCGTCGGGTGCGGGGCTTAATAACCGCGCCGTTGAGCTGAGCACGTTAGCTACGGTAGACGAGCAGCCATGGGTGCCCAACGAAGTAAATACGGTACTGACGAGCGACCTCTACAACTTCCTACTCGCGTACGGGGTGAACCCCGATAACACGTCTGCACCTTTGGACCCGCTGTTCGTCCGCTGGTCGGACCAGAACAATGTGTTTGATTGGGAGCCTAAGATCACGAATCAGGCTGGTGGTATTCGGCTATCCAGCGGGTCAACCATCATGACCGCGCGCAAGGTGCGCCAAGAAACGCTGATTTGGACGGACACTGCACTGTACGTGCAGCAGTACATCGGCCCGCCACTGGTGTTCAACTTCCAGCTCGTTAGCGATAACCTGTCCATGATTTCTCCTAACGGCGTCGCGGTGCTGAACGGCGTCGCGTACTGGATGGGGGCGGGGCAGTTTTATCGGTATGACGGGGCTGTGCAGGCGTTGGATTGCCCGGTGGCCAATCACGTTTTCCGCGACTTCAACGCCTCGCAGGCGTTCCAAGTATCTTGCGGGTACAACGAACGCTACGGCGAGATCATCTGGCATTACCCGTCTACGGCCAGCGGCGTGCCGGACCGCTACGTCATTTACAACGCCCGCGAGAATGTGTGGTACATCGGGGCCATGCCGCGCACGGCGTGGCGCTATTCGCCGATCCGGCAGTTGCCGCTTGCTGCTATGCCGGTAGCTACTACGGACGTATGGGGCGACCCCGATTACACGACCACGCTGTTGTTGCATGAGGTGGGCAACGACGACGTGTCTACAGGAACTCCGCAGCCCATTTCGGCTTATATCGAGACCGCGGACTTCGATATCGCAGAAGGCCACAAGTTCGCGTTCGTCAGTAAGCTGATTCCCGACGTGCGGTTCGACGGTTCGAACGCCATCCAGCCACGCATGTATATTGGCGTTGACGTGCGCCGAGAACCTGGCACTGATTACGTTGGCGAGCCGTCAGAGCCAGTTGTGCGTTCGGCTACGCTGCCTGTGGAGCAGTACACTGCGCAGTTGCACCTTCGTGCGCGCGGGCGGCAGATGAAATTGCGCGTCAGTAGCACTGATTTGGGTGTAGCGTGGCGCTTTGGCGTTCCGCGGCTTGATATCAGAGAGGATGGGCGGCGATGAGCGCACCAATCGTTTTGCCGGATATGCCCCAAGAGTACTCGCAGTCTGTCATGCGACTGCTGGTGGCTAGCCTTCGTCGGTGGTTCGCTGCTAACGCGCAGTATCAAGACCGGCTGGCGTCTAACATCTTCGTGGACCCGGATAAATTCCCAACTGAGGCCGATCTCGCCAACTTGCGCGTCGGTCAAGTCTACCGCGATACCGCTGCGGGCAACGTGTTGAAGGTGAAGGTATGAATCGAGAGCAGGCCAAGAAGATTGCGGCGTTCGGCCGTTTCGGCGACACGACGCTGATGCACGTCTCGCCGGTTGAGATCGCGGCGTTGAACGCTATCGGAAAGCCGCTAGGCGCAAGGGTAACTACCAACCCCGTCACAGGGCTACCGGAAGCGTTCTCGTTTCTTCCTATGGCGGCGACCATCGCCGGCGGGATGTTTGGCGGCCCGCTCGGAGCTGCGGCGGCGAATGCTGCGCTTGGGTTGGCGACCGGCAAAAACCTGCGGGATATCGCTCTGAGCGCGGCGTTGTCAGGGGCTACTAGCGGGCTGGGTGGGGCTATCTCCGGTGCTGCCAGCGGTGCCGCGGATGCGGCGGGGCAAGCCGCTGCTCAAGCAGGCGCAGACGCGGCTGCTCAAGCAGGTACAGATGCGGCTGCCCAGGCTGCCCAAGCTGCCCAGGCTGCCCAGACCATGCAGCCTGGTGTAGCGCAGTTCGGCTCCGGCGCTCCAGGCGCATCTAGCAGCGTTCCGCAATTCGGGCAACCACAGGCAGAGCCGCTGACGACCGATCCTACCGCGCCTGCTGGCGATCAAACGCTTTCGGTGAAGCCTGAGCCGCCTAACTCTGGTC